CGATGCAGCAATATCTCCCATGGCAGTGGCTTCGGCAGTGTCGGCCGTTTCGTTAATAGTAAAGGCCGAGATTTCGGCGATCATGTCATCTGCAACATAGACCTCCCCAAATCGACCATGGATAGCTTTCGCGCTCATTAGTTTATTTCCTCGTCTGGTTGTGTTTCAGCCGGCACGCCATCGAACTCTTCGACAACGGGTTCAGCTTTCTTTGGTTTCTTTGGCTTAAAGACTTTCCAACCTTTGGCTTCGAGTCTTGCAACGCTATGCGCGTTCACAATCTTCTCAAGTCGTCCTTTAGTCATTAGAATTTCAGTTCCGTTCATCTTGCTACCTCGGGGTTAGTGTCGATATTGGCGTATAGGAAATCCCATTGCATCCGACCGATCGTAACCGGATCTTCAGCTTCTGGAAGCACCTCAATCTCTGTGCTAGAGAGGATCCAATCTTTAGCTAGGCACCGTATTTCGGCACCAGTGTAGATTGCTTTCTCAACTAACGCAGACAGATCATCAAACTCGTTGTCAGAATCTTGTCCAAGCAGGTTGACCGCGATTTCAAAAGTACATGTTCTGAAAATCTCACGACCATCCGGCACGTTTGCACGATCCTCTTCCGATATGATCTCAGATACGAACGAAACGTTCACACCTGGGAGTGTCTCGGTGGAGAATGGATACACGCGTGACATGTAGACTCTTCCGTTCAACTCGGGGATGGTAACTAATGCGTTACCGATAGCGTTTCTAAGCTGTTGGCGTATGTGCACTAGAACCTCCCGTTGGTTGATACTTGCTTGGTGCGCCGACTGACAGGATCAACTGTTGCATCCCTTCATGATCGTTCTCGATGCTTACCACGTGGAACGTAACACCATCTATCACAACGCCATCATCATGCTTCACATTGGGAGCATCAATCCTGCGACATTCTAGAATGGGGTAATACGACTCTACGCCGCCAACATCTTTGAACTCTCGATCAAAGATTCCAAGAATCTCCTGCCCGTCGACCGTGACCATTTGGCCAAAGTCGACGAGGAGATTCAGTCGGTCCTCATCAGTCTCGACTGGCATCTTATTAAGGTGCCGTAGTTGCGAGGCAGAAGGATTCAGCGTGACGCACAACGAAATCTACGTCGTGGAACGCTGTGGTACGGACACCACCAGAAGTGGAGAGTGAGTACGGATCGACCATCAGGTCAAGACCAGACCACTCACACATGATGAGCTGGGACCAATCGCCGTAGAGCCATTCGCCATCGTCCATCTGGTTGGTAACGTGAGCAGGGTAACCAGCAATCGCGCCTGGGTTTACGCTCATCAGCATGATTGCTTCGCCAGTTGCTTTCGCAGTCTGCTTGGCAACACCAGCCTGTACGGGATTCAACACGTACGAAAGGCTGCCCTGAAGTGCGTTGTCGCTATCGAGCGCGGTTTGCATATCTATCAGGTCGGCCCAAGTGATAGTCGCTGACGGAATCTTGGAGATTCCAACAGTACTTATAACGCCAACCGGGGAGTTACCTGTGCCGTCGCCAGACAGGGCAGCTTTGTCAATGGCTTGTGCCATGACGTACGCCATATCGGTACGGATAAGGGCTTCGATCGACGGATCCGACTGGATCAGCAAACGACGAGTGATGTCGTTGTATGCCGCGACAGTCTTCGGTGATGCCTTACGGCTTCCGAAGGTCGCTTCACTGTTGGCTGGGGAAGCATCTTCTGCAACCCAATACGCCTGCATGCTGCCGTCCTGCAGAGGAATGTCAATGTCACCGCGGAGTCCGCTGAGACGCTTGATTCCAAGCTGGTTGACAACCAAGTTGTCGCGAAGGATCTCAATGAACGACCCACCAAGATGATCTTCGGCCACTAATGCGGCATCATCAACGGTGTTCTGTCGCTCGTCGGCACGTACACTCAAGGTCTCATTAGGGACCATGAAGCCACGGGCTTCTTTGCCGTAGGCCTTACATGCGGCATCAGATGCCTCACGCTCGAAACCTGCATCGGCTTGTGCTTTGCGATCGCCAGGGTTGGCCATTGCACGGATAGCCTTGACGAAGGAGAAGCTCTGCGCTTCCTTCTGAGTCAGGCCAACTTCTTTTGCTTCAATCACAGGGGTATCCTCTGTCATTCGGCTTACGATGGCAGCATTAAGCTCTGCAACCGATCCACCAGTTTTAATAAATTCCTGGGCCAATTCTCTGTGTCCAGCTTTGTCTCCGAGGTCGGAGATGGCGGCAACTCGTTTACGTTCGGCAGATACAGCAGCCTCGCGCTCATGATCCACATCGATGGTTGGGACAGGAGGAGTCTCAACCTTGGGAGTCTCAATGACTTCCTCGGCTTTGATCTCAACTTTCTCGTTATCCATCTTGGTTTCCTCGTCTTGTGTGTTTCGTCCTACGCCTACTGTTGAATCTGCAGGGATAGACACCAATGACACCTCAATCGGCTGCCATTTCGTAACGCGATAAGCACCAAGGTCTTCACCTTCGGCTGCTCGCTCTACGGCTGTCTCCATCACTTTGTAGCCAACACTGACGCTACGACGTATTCCATCAACGATATCTTGGAAAATCTCTGTGGCCCTTGCACTTTTACCAAAGCGCACTTGAGCACGACCGATTTTGTCTCCATCAATCACTGCTTTCTCAACTACCCCGACATGATCTGTCGGGTCATGGTCTACTAACACCGGAGCACCATCCGCCATACGGTCCAACAAGACCGACTCAGGATTGTGATCCAGGATTTCACCACCATCTGCTCGAGAATACTCTTCCTCACTTGAGAACGCCAGGTTTACGGTCCGGCTTTCCTCAGATATGGATGATTGCTCGATTGGAAAAGAACGGTGTAGAACACCGTCACTCTTCTCAGTCAACGGGTTTAGCTGCATCGCTTACTTCCTCTCCATCTTCGACGACCACGGATGTGGACATCGTTTGTGCAGAACTCATTTGTGTAGCATTATCGATCGGCACGCCAATCGTTTGCATGAGTTCTCTCTCGTTGGCAATCTCTTGCCAAACTTCCTCTGGGTCTGCGCCTAACTCTCTAATAATAGCTGAGCGTGAACGAAGTCCCAGTCGAATGGCTTCCTTAGCCATTACTATGTCTTTACTTGGGTCGACCCATGACCATCTACGGGCCAACCAATGTGGCTGTGCGAACTTGTCCATACGTGTTAGTGGTATGGATCCTTCGCCAACCTTAATCCTGCCAGTAAGCAACGACGTGTATAGGAACTCATCGTACACTGGCTGACACAGGGATTCGATAACGAAGCCCTGCAAACTCTTGAATGCTTCACGATCTTCAAGTACTCCAGCTCGTAAGCTAGAGAAGTTAACGCCCTCTAGATCTGAAGCCAGAGTGTTGTAACTAATACCCAACCCAGAAGCCACACCACGAAGCATAGCTTTGCTGAATGGAGCGAACTCACCTGTCGGATATGTCGGATCGTACGATTCAAACGTTACGCCCTCCTGTAACTGGTGGAAGGTTCCTGGTTCGGCATCCGTGACTTGTGACCCATCAGGTAAAGTCTCACCCTGGAAGCCAGCACCATCCTCAGAGCTGAAGAAGCCCATCTTGGAAGCGCCAACACGAGCGGCAATTACTGCAGCCTCCTCGTATGCACCTAGGTTACGCAGCTTCGTCATGGCTGTGGCCATCCAAGGGATGCCACGTTTCTGACCAATCCGCTCAGGCATGAAGCCATGAATCATTCTGTCAGCTGGGATACGGGTGTATGGACGACCGCTGTACGTATAGGAATCGTCACCACCCATTGTGGACATCACGTAGTACGCGACAGGTGCGCCCCACGAGTCGAATTCAATTCCTTGTGTTATAGTATTGCCTGTTGCCCTGTTGTCGTCAGAGAGGCCTGGGTCAACCAGCATGGAGTCTATAAACTGTAGACGCATGCCATCACCATTGCGTACCATACGCAGGAAGCATTCGCCATCCACAGCTACAGTACGTATAAACATACTCTGTGCAGCCGTCCAGCTTAGAGACTGAGTGACATCACAGTTGCGACGAGATCCCCAAAGCTTCCAAGCATCTTCAACTGCGTGGTTCGCTAGGGTGTCTGGTAACCCCCCAGGGTTGGTGGCCGAGGACTGCAGTGCAATCCCCTTGGGTCCTACAACGTTAGAGATCAGTAGGTCAATGAACCGTCTGCTGTAATCGTTATTGGCGTAAAGATCTCTGCTGCGACCAACTAGTGGTATCAGCGAGGCCTTGGTAATTTGGTTCGCCGTGAGTGGCTGCGTAGTCCACGATGCCGTTAACCGTCCGGTCTTGGCAGCATCGTAGTAGCGTTTGTTCTGTGATTCTTGCAACTTGTTCATAGCCGTACCCTTATCATGCCGTACCCGGCGCCGCCACCGTTAGCGATATCCTCGGCGAGCTCCTGTTCTTCGAGGAATTGCAGGTACTTATCACGCCAATCCAACAGCTCTGAAGGGCTCATACGGCCAATGGATCGGCCACGGATTGAGTAGTTAAGGATGTCGGTGGTTGCTTTGCCCTCGATAGTGGCATTCAAAGCGTAGAGAA